GAATATCGTAGCCAGCTACTGCAAACGGGAATACGCCAAGAGCGTCTCCGTCATTTGCAACACCCAGAACTACGGCACCAACATGCACTGCAACAGTGCCCGTACCGGTAAACGCAGTCGTTACCTCGTAGAAACCACCAGTAATGGTAGCTCCTGGCGGCAAATCGATCGCTTCATAAGTACCTTGAGCTGCTACTTCGGTACCACCGAGAATCGCAGCTTCTGCAACGAGAGGATACTGACGTCCTGCATTTTTAGTAATAGCCATGATCAGTCCTCCTTAGTCGGCCACGTAAGTAACAAACACGCCATGATCTTGCACGGTGTTACCTGCGTAGAGGTTTTTGAATTGAGGCTTCTTGAAGCCCATCATCTTCGCAACAGCGATACCAGGCTGATTATCGTAATCGAAATACTTTTCAGTCCAGATCGGTGCGTCGATATCCGCGAAAGCGAGTGCCTGAGCACCACACATAAGAACAGCGGAGCCAGGAACAGCACCACCACCCCACGTTGCGCTATGCGGAACATGACGGAATTCATGAAGGGCGAAACCATCAACCGTAACAACCCCACCCTCGAACAACTTGTTGTTGACGCCGGAAGAAGCGGTATGACGGAGATTCAGCATGTAGTCATTGTCCATCTTCAGGTTCGCCATACAGGTAGGCGTCATGAAGACATGGAACAGTTCGTTCATACCGGATTGCATCTTGAGACCACGAATATAGCCTTTCTTGGCCTGCTCACGCATGCGTACCAGGGTTTCCCACTTGATTTTGTCAGTCGTAGCGAGGGCAGAAGTACCGGTGCCCACTTTCAGGGTATCGGCAGTATCTACGTCCCACTGCGCATAACGCTGGGAAGTCGGTGCAGTAACGTCTGCAGCAAATTCGAGGTTGACAAGGTCAGAGCCGACACGAGCGGTGCCATCAGGATTCAGACTGTAATCGAACCCGCCAAGCGTCAAGAACGCCAACTGGTCCATACGATCTGCAAGCCAATAAGCCAGCACGTCACGACTATTTTCACGGAAGTTCACAATAGACTTCTGATCTGCCACACGACCTTCGTGGCGGTTAGCATGCCGAAGCTGATCAATCCGAATGACCTGGTCATTCGTCTGCATTGCCTCTTCATTGCCTTCCAAAGTGCGGTCACCGGCTACGCCGTCGCCCGCAAGATCAGCCAAAAGCGTGATAACCGCTCTTGCGCCCTTCTCAGACTTCTTCAGCTCGGTAATGCGCTGAATCATCGAGTTCGGGCCAGTCCCAGTGAACTGATTCATAAATGAGTAATTTCGGGCGTGTTTCCACAAATCCATCGACCATGCGGTCTTCGCTTCGGTGGTTAACGCCGCAAAGTTTGTAAGTGCCATTGCACTTTACCTCCTTGCAATCAGTTAAAGGGATTACCTGGGTGTTGGAATCTCGCACCAACCTAGCGAATACAGCGTTGAGGCAGCTGGAACCGGTCCCACTATCGCAGGGTGCCTTGCGAGCTTTGATCATACCCCATAAGCGAAGGCCCCGTAAAGGGGCCTAAGTTATTACTTTGTTATGAAGGTAGTTGTCGAGGTATAAGGTGCGGTTGACGTAGAAACAGTAGCGTAACCACTCATCGCGGAACGCGGGGGAGTAGCCGTGTATTCGCGTAACCTATCCCGATCCCGCCGACGCACTTCTAATGCGAACTTAGCCGCAACATGCTTGACCTTATCACAGAGATTGTCCCAATCTGCCTGGCTAGGAGGTTCAGCATGCCCTGTGTAACCGCATAACCAGACCATGAAGTCACGGAAATTCGCAGTTTCATCGAAAGGAATCTGCTGGTCTCTCAGTTGCTCGACTAAAGAGGCAATATGCTCTTTTTGTTGGTCAATCGTATCGCGATAATATTTTTCCTTGTTCGCAGGTGCCTGCGGCTCGAAATCCAGGGTTAACTGTTCGTTCAACGCCTGGTTTATTGCGTGATAATTACCAACAGCCATCACGCCACCTCGCTATCGGACATCGAGTCATTACGTAACCGCTTCAACTGCTCAGTAGATAGCTTCTCGAACTGCTCAATCGACATCTTGGTCACATCCGGCAAACCATCACCTTGGCCGGTTTTGTCCGAATCTCGCCCTTTATCCTTGATATCCGGTGGAGATTTCTTAGCCGCTTCAGAAACTCGTTTCCGTGCCATAGCGGCTCGCTTGCTCCGTACAATTGACGGGTCTTCACCGACTTGCGGTGATCCACTATCCCGTACAATGTAATGAACTGCCTTATTCAACGCAGCGGACTTGTTATAACCGCTGGTAAGGTACACATTCATCATATCCGCGACTTCTTCCGCCAAACCTGCGTTATAGTCGTCTGAATCGGGGTTAATTGCCGGAAACTTTGCCTCGAACTGCGCTAACTGTGAATCGAAACGCATTTGTTCAACAGCAACTGAGCTGGCCTTAGCGCCTTGCTCACGCATACGCATATCGAACAGATCGTTCTCTTTTTTGCGCATATCCCGTCGTACTGCACGGGCTTTTTCGACTTCGCCTTCCAACAACAAGTCTTCGTACTTCGTTTCCAGTACGTCGAGGTCTTCAGAAATTTTAGCAACGTCCGCAGTAACAACCTGCTTTACTTGCTGCTTCTCCATTTCTGCAATGCGTCTTTCCAGCTCAAACTGGCGGTCTCTGGCTTTCTTTTGGGCTTCGTCGAATCGGGCTTTTGGGATGGTGATGGGGGCAGGTTCTTCTCCTGGTTCATCAATTTCCTCGCTATCAACTGCTGCGCTCTCTTGTTCTTGTTCTTCGACAGCAGCATCTTCCCCGTCATCGTCTCGTACAGGATCTCGTCGTGCCTCTCCATCATCTGCTGCTGCAGTTTCTTGTACGTCATCTCCCTGAAGTCCGTCGTCATCTTCACCTTCTCCTACCAAAGGCCCTGGGGGGTTGTTCTCATCGACAAAATCACCACGTGCTCGTGCCTCATCTTTCTTACTCATTTACTGGTCTCCTTCTTCTTTGGCTCCGACTTACGTTTCGCATTCGCATTTAGTTGTGCGATGGCATACGAAACACTCATTTTCTCTCGTTCAATCTGCGCATTCGTGTCTGTCTCATACCGACGTGACGCTAAATCCGCTTCAATTCGTAACTGAGCTTCAGGATTAACGGTATGGCGAAGATTAGCCGCATCTTGCTGAGCTTTGATGACTTTAACCTGAGAATCCGCATCGTCACGACGGGTATCAGACTGAATCTTGCCAATCTCCGCTTGTTGGCGAGCGAGATCAATCTGCTTCTGTTGCTGAGCTTCAGGACTATTCGATTGTTCGGCAATGGCTTCGACAACTTCTGCTTTATTTGGTATTCGACTGGCTTGAATCAATACAGAATCAGGTATAGCGACTCCGAGATCTTTTCGCAACTCCGCAGCTTGCGCAAAGGTGCTATCTTCCAGTGTATCGCGCTCTGGCTGGTTTGTCACGACGATATCGTACTCACCCATGGTCAAATCTTTAACGATTTCACCTTCCGGTGTAACCTCGTTGACTTTGTATTCTTCCGTCTTAGTACGAAGCGGATCGGTGGTAATAAACATCAACCGCTCTTCCGTATAGTACGTTTGCACGATATCCAGCATCGCCCGTGCCAGATAATGGTCTGTACGGTTCAAATTATCCAAAACTACGGCATAATTCGCACTCGCCCGTACCTGATTCGCTTTTAATGCCTTAGCCGAAACATCTTCCCGCGCAAAACCCGTCTGCGCATCCGGGACAAGAGCAATGGTCTTAAGATGTTCTTCAGCTTTGTAGGAAATACGCTCCAAACCTGTCGGAATCTGGTTCGGCTGGATCTTTTCTGCATCATTAATGTCATCAAGCTCGAGCACGATACCGGTCTGTGCGCCCCTGGCCTCCAGTTCTGCGGCACTCATGTTGGTCAATGAGCCTGCTTTGACCTTCCAACCTGAATTCGCCGTTGTGTTTACAACATGAAGCTCCTGGGATGAGACCTTGTTCAATAATTCCTGTGGTCCGAGCAAGTTTTCGACCGCGCCGATGGTCCGACCCCGTCGAAAATAGGGGAAAAATGGTACTACTGTGAAGTGTTTGTAGGGACTCCAGTCGTCGTGCAGGATTTCGCGACCGGCACCAACCGTCCAGCGGATACGCGGAGAGGTTCGTTTAATCGTTGTATAGTCCGGTTCCTGTTCCAGGAACGTCGTGACGTCATTGCGCTGCCAAATTTCGGGAATTTCACGGATTTCACCGGTCGGTAAGTGGACCAAATGTTCTCTGGTGTCCAGTTTCTTCCATTGACGCTCCAAAACACGTACTACACGCAAAATTGGACGCGAATTTGGGTCCATCGAGTGCAAAGTCTCGCTCGGAGGGGCCCCAAACTGGTCTCTTTCCCAATCTGACTCGTCATAAGCGTATGGATGCATCTCGGAAGACTGATTTTCCAGTTTATTCCGCCATTTTTTACCATACGTCATCTCAATTTCATCCAGCGACAACCACTTGGTGACCGTCACGTCGTTCCACTCATCGGGGTCGTAACTGGATGCATCGCTGTCAATCAATACGTTCTTAGGATTTAGCTGTCTAACCAACACTTCACCCTGAAGACTGTCGCTATATGACAATCGGCAATCAAAAAAGCCTCTGGAACCGATCAAACCGTCGGTATAGATGTCTGTACGCACCCAAGGCAGCTGATTGTTGTCCGAAATCTGCATAAAAATACGGGTAAGGGCCTCGGCGGTGTCCTCTGTGGCTCCCGCCCGCCGAGGCCGGAACGAAACTTCTGTCCGGTTGAAGATTTGTTCCCCCGTAATGTTCGCCAGCGTCGGTAAAATCTTGTTGATCGTCAACGCAGGTCGTTTTTGCTCCGCCAACAGGTCCTTATCCGCCTGGTCCCACTGATTTCCGGCATAGAAATCTTCACAGCGCTTGGCTTTACGCACATATTGAAGGTGTCCGTTGTCCCGAAGATACTGATACCTCCACCAAAGTTCTAAAGCTAACTGCGTATTATCCGCCATATTCCTTCTTCTCTTCATATAGTGCGTGACAACGCTCGTGATCCCTTATATCTGGATCATCCACGTACCAAAGAACGTATGTTTGCGGCGCTACCGCCAATGCGCAGCCCATATCGTCGTTAGTAAACGGCTTCTGGCATTGCTTTTTAACGATTTCGTAAAGTACTGCGTGCTCGTTCTCGATCGTACCTGTGATCTTAGCATCGTCATCTACAGCAACCCCCACGATCAAACAACGGTTGGGGAGCGGGGTGTTTATGTCGCACCCCGCGAGAAGCAGAAGTAAGACCAGGTACCTCATACGTTAGTATGCAGAGCCCAGACTGACCCTGCGCCAGCCCGTGCTGGTGTAGCAATACAAATAACTATCGTCTGAACAGATTTCACCCAACACACCAGGTGATGTGTCCAAACCACCCGCAAGTACCGCGCCCGACACGGCTGTGCCCGTTGCTGCTTCAGCCAGAGCGATGCTGTTACCAGCAGTGCCACCTACCGCTGCCGTGATGGTGACGGTGCCGGTTGTGTTCGAA